TCCCGACGATGAAGCCGTTAGATTGAAAAAACCCTTGCAAATAGCCAACTTTCGGGCTTTAGGAACATCGAAAAACAGTGGTTTGACACCACTTTGACACCACTTGGATTTGAATACAACATGGCTACAAGAAACACCTTGCTTCGGCAGGGTGCTTTCTTTTGCCATTATACATATATAACGACAAGGAAAACTTGTCGAAAACTTATCTGTCAATTTTTCATAAACAAGTTAGGGCGGGTTTGGGAGTGCATCTCTCATTCCCGCCCTTTCTTTTTTCCCGCGCAAAAAAAATGAGAGCATACCACATAAGTGGCAGCTCTCATATATAGTCATAATCAGTGTCAACGAACATTTCACCCACAAATATCCGACTGCGTTGATTACTCGCCGGGTGTATAACCCCTGATATCCTCAATGAATGTATGGTTACGCATATGAGTCTCATAAGACTCTCTGATGATCCTGTAGGCGATGTCTACCTCGCCGTTAGTCATCTTGTGGTCTTCGAGGAATTTCTCATACTTTTCGTGAACTTTGAAGATACGGTTAAACTCTTCTCTTGAAACAGGAGATTTTTCATCTACCACTTTAGTGGCAAAATCAATAATTCTGTCTCGGCTGCTTTGGACGAACATTTCTTCTGTGAGTTTTGTGTTGTCGCGCAACGCCTGCGTCACATCAGATAGGTTCTTGCTGATTTCTACGATAGATTCGTCATAAACAGTTGCCCTATCATTCACCCATTGCATCCAACTATTTCGTTTGGTGATGTTGTCCTCAGAATAATGAGCATTAACATCACCAAGGAGTTGTTTAACCTCTTTAAGTGTTTGCGCTGTTTCATTCTTCTCGGCCTTTTTGCGTGCAAAATATTTGCGAACCTTCAGAAACTCAGGAACAATTTTTCCTTTGAATTCCAAAAGTTCACCAATAATCTGCATGATAAGAAAACACCCGACAATTACAAGGCCGATTTTTACAGGGACATCAAGATATTCAAGATAGCCTAACATAATCCTTACTCACCCGCTTTTTCAGCAGGAGTAGCAGGATTGATGATCTTACTCATATCGCACAGACTATCAATCATTTCGCCAATGGCATCGTAGTCAATATCGTAATTGATGCCATCGGCGCTTGCCTTCAGCATAGCCAAGACCCATTCTTTACGCTCTGCACCCTCGGCAAATTTAGTTTCAGCGGTCTCCATAAGGCGCATAACCTTTTGGAGAACGACATTCCAATTCCGCTCTTTAACAGCCTGCTTTACATACTTTACAAGCTGAATGACAAGAGGAATGGTTGCTGCCAAGCCGGAAGCAATAGCAGCGATATACTTCAGCACTTCCATCCAGTCCATAATCCTACCTCCATTCTATAGTGATAATCCCTTAAATTCTCTGTGTATAATCAAGTGAGATCCAGCCAGCGCCAGACTTCAGCTTGCCCCACTTATTAGCGCCAGTGCCATTGGCTTCAGCAACGATAGTGTAGACACCCTTATCGCGAATAGAACCAGCAATAGCGTAGTTTGTACCAGCACCCTTGCGAATGTTCAGATTATCGGTGGTAATCTTCACACGATAAGGCTCAAACGCAGGTGTGGCTGTTTCGGTTTCTTTGGGTTCACCGACAACGGAGAGGAACTTAACATTGATCGGGCTCATAATGGCATTTCTACCATCCTCGGATTTGTTAATGACAGCGCGATCTCCGCTAACGCTGTGAACAATCCAGTTTTTAGCCTGAACCCATGAGGGAACTGCTTTCCCGCTGTAGTAAGTCGCGCCAGACGCGATCTTCACAACATCTCCCTTTTCAACTGATCCTGTGGGAACAGTCGGAGTGCTGGCAGAGGGCGTGCTGGGCTGTGTAGGAGTCTGAGCAGAAGCGGAACTACCCAGAAGCTTTGCGACATCTGCGCGGGCTGTTGCCATAGATTTCCCGTGCTTGGGGAACCAATGGTTGACATCACCGTGATTGGAACCAAGCCCCAAATCATGGCTGTCTGCGTGACAAAGGATATTCGGCACCTTTACGCCGTTCAGCATGGTATATCCGTTGGGGTCAATGTCATACATATCACACAGATATGCGGTGATCTCGCAAGCCTCCTGATATACCTTGTTGAAATATGTACGGTCGCTCAGTCCATCTTCGCAGATCTCGAACTGAATCCAACCGTTATTGCAAGAACCCTTGCTACCGCTGCCACAACCCCAAGGCTTATAGTCCCACGGCATTGTCTGAATGGTAGTTACAGTACCATCTGCCAGCTCACCAATCCAACAGTTCAATCCTGCCTGACGGGTGATGTGGTTCCAGTCATTGTTGTAGCTGTTCTTGCCAATCAGAGCAATCAGTTCTGCTCGGTTAGAAGCGTTGTCGTCCGGCTGAACATAGCGTTTCAGTGTAGGATTATTGGCGCCGGTGCTGTGCCACAGAACACCGACGGGCTTCATCTTGCTTGTACCTTTATAGCAGGTGCTCTGGGTCATCATGCACACCAGCGGTTTGTTAGAAGAATTGTATTTCATTCGACTACCTCCCGTAGATGTGTTTGTATTTGTGGTTGGTTTCTCTGTCGTGGTAGGCTTTGTGGTTGTATTAGCAACAGTACCGGGCGGCAGGATAAAGCCCTGGAATGTGTAGGCACTTCCGATGGAATATCCGCTTGCTTTGGTCACTGTCTGCATATAGAACCGTGTACCGCTGTAAGCACTGTTTGAAGTAACGACATCGCCGTTGCTTTTAACCTCTTCAACAATCGCAACATGGCCTGCGCCATCATTGCCGTTTCCAGCCTGTCCCTTGCGCCAGCAAATAACCGCGCCCTCAACAGGGGTCTGGCTACGCTTGTATCCGTCTGCGGTATAACCCCACCAGTTCTCAGCATTTGCTCTGCTGAGAGCAGGGCGCTTACCGGTGATCTCATAAAAACGACCCCATGCATACCCGACACAGTTGGGCAAACAGGAGCCTGAGTTTCCGATTTCAATACACTCGTTCAAACCACCATTACTGGTGTGAATCCAGTATCTGTCTGAGGTTGACGGTGCAGTCGTTCTCTTCTTGAAATCAGAAGAGGTTGTCTGCGTATTTGCGGCAGGTTCGCCGGCAATTCCGATATCTGCAGCATCGACCCATCCATACACGGTAGATGTGCTACCAGATGTTCTCTGTAGATGGTACGGATGCTTTGCACCTCTTGCGATAGCAGTAATTTTCGCTTCACCCGGCTTGCAGGAAACAGCCGCTGTGGCATTACTGCTTTTGTAATGTGTAGTGCCACGGAACTGTACCACATCGCCCACAGACGGGTCAGAATTGCCCTTAGAAGCACTCTGTGTTGCGGTAGTGGAGTTGCCTGCCTGAGAGTTTTGCGCCGCTCCTGAGGCTCCCTGAGAGCCACCAGAGGCATATTTGCTGTAATATTGCTGACCAAAAGAAGCTCGCTTAACCTGCACAGATTCACCCATATCTGCGGGGCGCTCAAACTTCAACAGCACATCGTCGGATGCCTGTCTGACAGATGTAGCGGTCTTGAGAGTGTTCAGCACACTCTTGTAGCTCTCGGACAATTCCTTCCAGAGAAAGTCAAGCTGCATCTCAAGATTACCAATAGACTTCTTTTCCGCTTGCGCGAAATTGAGAAGAGCCTGTTTTCTCGACCAGTATGTCCACTGAGCAAGTCCGAAGCCTGCGGAGTCTCTGACAAAGTTTGTGTATCTGCCGCTGTCAACCGCAGCGACATATTCATCATCACTTAATCCAAGCTTCTTCTCGTAGGTATTCTGAAGGTTGTTGGGGCGTAGAGCAGATTCGGCGTTCAAGTTGCCCATAAGACCAGCTACGCCATAGTTGTTCAAACCTTTACCTTTCAGATAATTCCAAATTTTTTCTTCGTTAGTTGCTCCAATGAGAGCCATAGTGAATACCTCTTTTCTATGCGAAAACAGACCGGTAACTAACCGATCTGTTGGTTACACCATCAACCTACGCCGCCCTCGTTGTCAAACGATTGAATGACATCAACGGTGCCTTTGGTTGTTGGCACATATTCTTGGCACTCGCCTCCAGCGTCCAAAATATTTCCGAGCGAACCGCTTAGCCTTTCACGGTCAAACTTCATGCGCTCGCTTTGTTTCTTGGCATGGTAAGCTTTCATACAATAGATGGCATAGATCAGAACCTGCGCGGCAATATCAGAAATAAGAACGCCCAAATAAGAAAAGTCACCAAAGTGCCACATGGCAACCATCGCGTAAACGACAATCGCATTCAAAAGGGCAAACAGATATATTGCAATCAGCTTGCTTGTTTCAATACGATTGGGCTTATTGAACTTTTCCTTTTCTGCTTTCAGCAGTAAGCGCTTTTGTTTCTGCGCGTTTTCTCTTTTTATCTTGTTCATCTGACGCTGGAATTCTCGCTCGGATAAATACGGTTTCATTTTCTTTTGCCACCTCATTTCCAAAGAGCAAAATAAAAGCCCGCAAGAACAACACAGTTTCCCATGATGTTCCTGCGGGGCAGTTATTGAGCGAATGCTATGCGATTAGATTTCGACTTCCAGATCAGCCAGGATCTCCTCAACCTGGGGACGGATGATAGCGGGAACCTGAGCCAGAGTCTTCTTGCCCTTAACGATCAGGGTTGCATAAACAACTGCCATGATTTCAACCTCCTCTCCAAACAGAAATCTTAGTACCCATCTACGAAAGATACTCATTCGGCATCCTCTTTCAGAAGAGCCTCCACTTCGTCTCTCAGACCAGCAGGAACATCGTCCAGAGTCTTCAGACCTCTACGGATCAGATCAGCATAAATCTTTGCCATGTTCTTATACCTCCTTAAATGGTAGCAACTGCAATAACCTGCTCATAGACATCGCACAGCGCAAGCTGAGTGTCCACAAGCTGGCTCTCCAGCACAACAACAGTCTCCTGCAGGGCGGCGTTCTCCTGCTCCAGAGCAGCAACACGCTCACGAGACTTCTGCTCCTCGGTCTTCTCGCTCAGAATAAACCAAGACTTCCCGTCAATGACACGGTTGCACACCAGCACCATATCGGTATGAGTCTCGTGATTCTTGCCCTCGGAGATAATGACGGTATCCAGACCGCCTTCAAACACGGAATCCTCGATGATCTCAGCGGAAATGAAGTTATTACCGTTCAGTTCGAGGTTCTTCAGTGTATTTCCGTTACTCAATGTAATCTTGTACATTATTGATACCCTCCATATAGTTCGTTAAATAGCTTATTCAGATTTTGTAATGTTTGGTAAGAATGATACTTTTCAACATTGCCACACCATGACTTGTACATTAAGTCAATGTCCTCATACGACATTAACCCAGCATCCAGTTTGCGTTTCAGCTTCTTCAACTTTCTACGCATACGAACTACTGTATCGTGAGGGATTCTTTTAATTACCTTGCCGGTTGGCGTAATATGGTATTTAATTTTCAGCCAAGTAAATCCTTTGTCGATACACAGGATCTGCGTTTTCTTCTCATTGATCGTCAGACCAAGTTCCTTATACTGCGCGATAATCTCTGGCAGCAGTTGATGCAGGAACTCCTTACTCTCGCTGATGATGTAACTATCATCCATGTATCGACCATAGAACTTAACACCCTTGACAATCTTGATATAGTTATCAATTCTGGTTGGTAAAAATACGCCACAATCCTGAGAAATCTGGCTTCCAATCCCAACTGATTTCTCAAGCCATTTTGGATTGTCGCATCCTTTCTTCTTTCGCTTGTCGTATTCAAGGCTATTGAACACGCCGTCTCTCATCTCAATAATTTCTTCATCGGAAAATGCGCTGACATCCACCTTAAAAGTGTTGATGAGATAAGCAAAGAAGTCTTCGCAATCTTCTGGCAATTTACCTTTCGCCTGCTCACGAAGAACATCGTGCGGTAGATTGTCGAAGAATTTTGAGCAATCCAGTAAGAGAATATATCCGTGATTGCCATGCTTTCGGTAGTATTTGTGTAGATGTGTTTCTAATCGCCTACGGGCAAAATCCACACCTTTTCCCTCAAGACTTGCGCCATTATCGTAGATGAGGTATTTTCTGAGAGCCGGTGTAATAACTTGATCACAGGCGGATCTTTGAACGACACGATCAGAAATATGCATAGACTTAATGTGTCTTGTTTTACCTCTTTCGTTCAGATCGAACTCTACGAAAGGCTTTTGTTGATAAGTATTTGTTGCTAACGCCTTACGCGTATCATAAATGTTCAGCAATAAATTCTGCTCATAGCGCTGAACAGACTCTTTCCAATCAGACCCACGCTTTGCTTTCATAAAAGCATCGTAGAGACTGTTTGCATTATAAATATCTGAATATTGCATTGATTGGTTTACACAACTCCGTTCTGTTTATAGTCGTAACGCTCGTAAGCGACGACATCAAAACGCATATTTACCCTTACGGGACGGACACGCTCTCCTTTCTCATCCCACAAACGGCGCGTAGCCTGTTAAATGTGGGCGGGAAATCGGGGACGCACGCCATTAGCGTTGGACGCGTTGTTGTTGTTGGCATTGCCGTTGTTGTTGACATTCGCGAAGTTCGCAGCGCTGTTGACGGCGGACAACCACCAGTTGTTGCGGGCTTTAGAGCGTGCCCGATGATGCATTATTGCTGTCGCACTTTCTTTAGGGCTTTATTGTCTGTCTTCCGCAATCCTTTCAAAAGTGCGATTTCTTGTTTGATCAGTTCCACATACGGCATCAGTTTCTCAACATTGACAGGAAGAACCTTGATTACATACTGCATTTCCTGAAGAAGCTGATCGCAATTACCGATAGCTCTGTCAATGCAGATTCTGCGTTCATCATATTCTCGCTCAGATGTTATGAAAATTGCGTTTGCCATTGTTATGTTCATTATCAGTTCGCGCGTCTTATCATCAAAGAAGCAGCGCTCGCGGTCAATAAACCAAGATGGAAACTGTTCAACGATTTTATTGCCGAGATTATATTTCTCAAGCAAACCTGAAAATACGGCTTTGTCATCGTCATTCATACCCTGTTGGGCACAATAAGCGTCAAATTCCTTTACTCTGGGTTTCACTCCGAAATCCCGCAGCAGAAGAAATGTTATACGCTCGCGAAGAACCACAGCCGTTCTGTAAAATTCCATCTGTGACAAACCTCGCTCTGACTTTGGAACACTCAAGATTTCTTCCTCCTTTAATCCGTTTTACTGTTCACCGCTTATCTCGCCCCGTAAAGGGGCAAGATTTTAAGAAATGAGAAAGCGGGGACGCACGCCAAGAGCGCTGGACGCGCCGTTGCCGCGGGCATCGCCGCGGCTGGCGACATACGCGAAGTACGCAGCGCCGTAGACGGCGGACAACCACCAGCTGCTGCGGGCTGTAT